TATGTGTTCCGAAGGGTGCGGTACCATACTAAATACTTGCTTAAACCTGTTATCCCACAGTCTTTGACTGCCGGGCTTAGCAGAATAGGGAGCAAAGCCACTATGAACAAAGGTCTTTGACCTCTACTCATAGCGGTAGCAGCTCTGTACCACAAACGTGGTACAAGCGCTTTAATTAAGAACGATAAAGTTTTTATTGAAGGTCTTTTCCAATCCCTATCCAGCAGGCGAGCCAGAAGCTCCAACCTACGGGAACAGGAATTTGCCGAGACTTCCTCCCGCAAAGAAGCGGGAGTAACATTCTCAGAACCTAACACTACTTGGCTAGCAAACTGAAATAATCTTTCACCCTTCTTCCCTTTTAAGGGAGTTGGGGGAGAGATAATGCTTTTTGCTAGAGAAATAGGAATACATAACTCTTTACATATTTTTAAATATTGCTCCGCTACTAACTGATCAGCAATTACTAAATCATCACCAAGGATCCTATACTTTTTAAAAATAATATAAGATTCCTTACCTCGGATCTGAAATGCAGAAAACTGCACTAGTAAGTGATGGAGTAAGGCAAGTGAAGCCCAAGAGGATAAGGCTCCCATAGGTTGTCCTCGAGTATACTTGATATAATCTCTTCCCTCATGCTCGTACCGAGTCACTCTCGTCCTTTTAGGAAGAGAGAAATCTCGATCCGTGAGAAGGGAAGCCCATAGGGTTCCAATCTCGCGGTCGAACAGACAGTCGAGCATATCTACATAATAATCGATACTTATCATATCTGTAGCAGACTTCAAATCAAAGGAATAGAAGCAGTCATGACCTTCATTTTTGAAGGTTCAGACCGCTCCGTCCTGATCAAAAGTACCGTCACAGATAGAAAATGTCTCAAGCAGACGAAAAAGGTGCTTATGCAATGGTAGGAGGACCAATTGGGTCCAATAATCCACCATGGCAAAGACACGAATTTTCCCTGCAGATTCATATTTCAATGATAAGGCGCCCAAAAAGGCTTTTTTATTAATATATTCTTTATACCAACGAGAATGGAACATGGCAGAAATATAGTATAAAAAATCATACATATTTCTACCATGCTTATCATCCAAGAAATCCATCCACCGAAGGAGATGGTTCACTGGTTGATACCCCCATATCCGAGCTGCCTTTGGGGCAGCGAAGATAGAAGGGCCACTATCTACTCCACTCGCCGTAAGGATCAAAGGAAAATGATCAGGAAGTAGGACTTTTCCAACTTCGTAGATCATAAGATTCTTACGAGCGAATGTGAAGATAAACTTTTTAAACTGATCACGTAAATTGCTTTGGACAGGTGGTGACACTATGGTAGAAAAATCCGGCTCCGCATAAATACCCTCTAGAGCTCAATAGATCGACAGTATAGAAAACCAAACTCGAATCCAGACTTTGTTACGATTAACAAACATCTGTCTCACTGGATTAGGAAGCCAAACAGGTATTCCTGCCTTGTTTAATCGCAAGGGGACTCCTAATTCGTGAGGATTCGACTTGGTCCCCGCCAAATAAGACTCTAGACAAAGTCTAGTAATCTTAAGTGTGCGGATATACATGTTGATTCCATTGTGCTCAAGGATATGTTGAGAAGATTTGATAAAATGTTTGACGGAATTTAAGTACGACGAACCTAATTTTAGCCCTGCGTAAGCTGCTAAGTTTACACTATAGCCCCTTACTAATCGAACAAGACTTGTCTTGTCGATTCTGACCATT